TTGACGAAGTTGTTATGAGCACCATGGTTCAGCATGGAATGAAAAGCCATCAGGCCAAGACTACCCTGAAGCATATCAAGCCAGGAACTATGAGACAGAATTATGGTGACAAACAAGATGCCGCACACATCAAACCTGGTATCAAAGGCGTTGCAGACAGACTAGCAATGTTGAACAGAGCAAAAGCCGAAGGTCGTCTCAAAGAAGATGTATGGATGGCCGAAGCTGGTATGCCATCAAGCGTAATAAAGTCAAAACAACGCTATAGCCAAATGAGTCCTGCAGAATTTGCCAAGGCACATGGAGATAAGTCCGACGACATTCTCCGAGGCATGGCCTGGAGACATGGCTATGGCAAAAATAGCAATCATTACGTGAACAAACGTAATGAAGGCATGAAGACCGAAGAACAGGAATAAGACATGGCAACAATAAACATTGTAAAGAAAGCTCGAGGAAGAGCTACTGCCAAGTTTGTTGGCACAGGAAGTGCCGAGCTAGATCTTGCTGATCTAGCGATTCATGACGAGACCTTCGATCGTGCCAATAGTAAGGTTACCCTGGCTCATATGTATTTTGCTGTTGGTGATGTAGCCAACGTTTCAAGAAACTCAAACGTCATTGTTGCACTACCATCAGGCAGCCTGGATCAGTGGAGTTTCACACAGGAAACAGGTTTCGTGTTGGATGAATTTCCCACATCCAACGTCGTAGTAGATCTTGGTGCCAATGCAGGAACCATGATCATAACCCTGCACAAGACCGAGGGTTATAATATTCCCGACAACCAGGCTCTAGAATCTTGGCAAAAGGCATAACATGAAACTCATCAAAGAAGCTTTCCAGGACCTGCAGTATCTAAGTGAGGACACAAATGGTAAGAAGTCTGTGTTCATCGAAGGTATCTTCATGCAGGCCGACAAAAATAACCGTAATGGCCGTCGCTATCCAGCAGCGGTCATGGAAAAAGAACTATCTCGCTATCAGCAAATGATCAACGAGAAACGTAGTCTGGGAGAGTTGGGACACCCCGACAATCCTAGCATCAACTTGAATCAGGTCAGCCACCTGATTACAAGTCTGAGATTCGAAGGCAAGGACATCATTGGCCGTGCTAAGATCTTGGAAACACCCATGGGCAAGATTGCTCGCAACTTTATTGAAGAAGGAGTTCGCCTGGGTGTCAGCAGTCGAGGACTAGGAAGCCTCAAAGAGGGACGCGACGGTATCATGGAAGTCCAGGACGATTTCCATCTGGCAACAGTAGACATTGTTGCTGACCCTAGCGCACCAGACGCTTTCGTGGCTGGCATCATGGAAGGTGCCGAATGGGTTCTAAAGAACGGCGTTTGGACCAGTGTACAGGTCGAAAATGCACAGAAACAGATTCGTAAGGCTTCAGCCAAGCAATTGGATGAAACAAAGATACAGATCTGGGAACAGTTCATGCAAAGCCTTTCAAGGTAACGATTTATATAAATAAACGGTAACAGAATAAAAGATTCATTTAGGAGAGTCTAAATGTCAGTAGATAGTAAAATCAAACAGTTGCTAGAGCGCATGGATGCTCGCAAGACACTGGACGAAGCTGAAACCATGGGTGCTGGCTCTGTAAGCAAGGATTCAACAATCAAGGCTCAGGTAGCTGGCGACACAACTGCTCCCATGCAGGGCAGCAGCGAACATGCCAGTCACGAAGACCGTGCGGAAAGCGACGTCAACCAAGGTGCCAAGGTCAGCGGACATATCAGTAAGCAAGACCTAACAGCCAAGGGCGCAGGCGCAGCTGCAAACTTCACAACAGTTGCTGATCCTGCCACGGCAGTAAATCAGGCAACCAGCAAAGGCAACGTCAAAGAAGAAGTCGCTGAAGAAGAAGTAGAAGTAGTAAGCGAGGAAGAAGAAGTTGTTGCTGAGACAGTAGTCGAAGCCATCGATCTTAGCCCAATCTTCGGTGCTGATCTTAGCGAAGAATTCAAAGAAAAAGCAACCAGCATTTTTGAAGCTGCTGTTATTGCTCGCGTAAACCACGAAGTTGAAAAACTCAATGCTGCTCTTGACGAACAGTTCGCCGAAGACGTAGCCGAGTTCCAGCAACAAATCGTGGAAAAAGTAGATTCCTACCTCAACTATGTGGTAGAAAATTGGATGAAGGAAAACGAAGTTGCAATCGAGTCTGGTCTCCGCACCGAGATTGCCGAGGACTTCATCCACGGTCTCCAGGTACTGTTCAAAGAACATTATATTGAAGTACCTGAAGAAAAATATGATGTACTAGGTGATATGCAAGCTCAAACAGACGAACTGAGTGGCAAGCTAAACGATGCCATCAGCGAGAATGTAAAGCTGAAACAACAGGTTGTTGAGATGAAACGCCTGGCTGTTATAGAAGAGATGAGCAAAGACCTTGCTGACACCGAAGTTGCTAAGCTAGGCAAGCTTCTTGAAGGTGTTGCATTTGAGGACGAAGTTACTTATGCTGAAAAAGTTTCTGTAATCAAGGAAAACTTCTTCACTAAGAAAGCTTCTGCAGCTCCAGTTGCTACCCAGCAACCATTGGTTGAAGATGTAAGTCATGCAGAACCAACCATGGTAGACGATAGCTCTGTAGCCAGATATGCCCAGGCTCTCTCAAGAACCATCAAAGCACGTAAGTAAATAAATATTCAAAAGATCCCTTAGGAGACCCAAGAAATGTTTTTGTCAGAACAACTACAACAAAAGTGGGCAACAGTCCTTGACCACCCTGATCTTCCTGAAATCAAGGAAAATTATAAGCGTCAAGTAACTGCTGTTCTGCTTGAGAACCAAGAAAAAGCTCTGCGTGAAGAGCGTTCAGCTCTTTTGCAAGAGACACCAGCAAACAATGCTAGCGCAACAGCTGGTATTGGTACCTATGACCCAATCCTTATTGGTCTAGTTCGCCGTGCCATGCCTAACCTAATGGCATATGACATCGCTGGCGTTCAGCCAATGAACGGCCCAACAGGTCTTATCTTTGCAATGCGTAGCTTCTACGGTACAGACCGTGCAGCTGCTAGCGGCACAGAGGCCCTGTATAACGAAGCCGATACCGATTTCAGCGGTACAGGTACACACAGCGGTACAATCAGCAACATCCTAGCAACTGGTAGCTTTACCACAGGTACAGCGAACAGCACAGCTAACATGGAAGCTGCTCAAGACTACAACCAAATGTCTTTCGGTATCGACAAGACAACTGTTACTGCTAAGAGCCGTGCTCTAAAGGCAGAGTACACAGTTGAACTTGCACAAGATCTGAAAGCAATCCATGGTCTTGATGCAGAAGCTGAGCTCAGCAACATCCTTAGCCAAGAGTTCATGTTTGAGATCAACCGCGAAATCGTTCGCTTGATCTACAAAGTAGCCAAGGTTGGTAGCCCAGCAACAGCAGCTCCTGGTACATTTGACCTAGACGTTGACTCAAATGGCCGTTGGTCAGTTGAGCGTTTCAAAGGTCTATTGTTCAACATGGAACGCGATGCTAACCACATTGCACAAGATACACGTCGCGGTAAAGGTAACATCATCGTTTGCTCAGCAGACGTTGCAAGTGCCCTGGCCATGGCTGGTGTTCTTGACTATGCTCCTGCTCTTAGCACAAACCTAAACGTTGATGACACAGGCAATACATTTGCTGGTGTACTAAACGGTCGTTTCCGTGTATTCATTGATCCATACACTGGCAACCTAGGTGCAAGCAACCAGTTCTACATGGTTGGTTACAAAGGCGCAAGTCCATATGACGCAGGTATCTTCTACTGCCCATACGTTCCTCTACAAATGGTTCGTGCTATCGATCCTAACAGCTTCCAGCCAAAGATCGGCTTCTAGACACGTTACGGTCTGATCGCTAACCCATATGTTACACAGTCTAACGGTACAGTTGACGCAGCTACATTTACTGCCGACCGTAACCAGTACTACCGTAAGACCCGCGTTGTAAACCTAATGTAATTTGCATTAGAAACTAAACCGGCGTCAAGATCGGTAAAAATTCAAGGGGCCTCAGGGCCCCTTTTTTGTCGGGTATAAATACTGATATGTACACAGGAAATACAGCACTACTAACAAGTAACTGGACCAATTCACGTCCAAGTACGGTAAATTTTCTAAGACCAAACAGTTTCCAGTTTTTGGTCAAGGATCTGCCCAACGCAAGTTTCACCTGCCAGAGTGCAAATCTACCGGCCTTGAATTTGGGGTTCGCAGTTCAATCGACACCTTTTACAGATTTGTCTAGAATAGGTGATAAGATGAATTTTGGTGATTTCACCATTCGTTTCATCATCTCTGAGGACATGGGCAACTATCTAGAACTGTATCGCTGGCTCATAGCTCTGGGCTTTCCCTATGACTATGATCAATACAGTGCTTTTGTGGAAACGCGTCGTGATCGTTTCCCTTACACCAGGTTAGAAGCTGGCGCCCATAGTGACGGAACATTGATTATCATGAACAGTTCCAACAATCCTGGTATAAGTATTAGATTCCACGATCTGTTTCCTACTAGTCTCGAAGCACTGGATTTTGATGTAACTGGTGCAACACTTGAGTACTTTACTGCCATAGCATCATTTAGATATAAACGATTTGATGTTGAGGTTTTGCCTACATAAATTTTGATTTGGAGTAATTATGGATAAACCTGAAGCACCAACATCTGTACCACCAGTACAGGTGAGTAGTTTCCCTCCAGGGTTTGACCCACAAGCCATGATGCCACCACCAGGTGGTACATTTCCACCAGGCTTCAACCCAGCCGCCCCACCACAGGGCATGCCTCCTCCAGGACCTAATCAGCAAATGATTAGCGTAAAAATCGAGGATCTGCAGAAAGAGCGAATCTTCATTGCCACGCCTTGCTATGGCGGAGCACTGACTGAGCCATATTTCAGAAGCACTGTAAAGCTTCTGACCTTCTGCAACCAGCATAAAATTCCCCTAGCCTTTGGTACTATTGCCAATGAAAGTCTGGTTACCCGAGCACGTAATGTTCTGGTTGCCTACTTCTTGCAGAGCAACTTTACCAGACTGATGTTCATTGATGCAGACATTGAATACAATGTAGAAGATATTGTCAAGCTTCTGTACCATGATCGCGAAATCGTTGTTGGAGCCTATCCCAAGAAGGGTGTAAACTGGGGTCGTATTCGCGATGCCAGTCGTAATGCTCCAAGTGCTGAGCAATGGACAGAACGTGAAATTGCAGCCTTTGGTTCAGACTATGCCATTAATTTCCAGTTTGTGGATCGGGAAAAGAAACAGATCGCTGTAGAGCGTGGCCTGGTAAAACTTCATGACGCTGGTACAGGCTTCATGATGATCAAGCGTTCAGTCATTGACAAGATGATTGCAGCCTATCCAGAGCTGGCCTATAACAATGACCTAAACATTGGTCAGGATCTAAATGGTCTGTTCTATACTTTCTTTGACACCATGATTGATCCCAAGGATCGCCGTTACCTCAGCGAAGATTATACGTTCTGTCGTCGCTGGCAGGCCATGGGTGGTGATATCTGGTTAGATCCAACCATCAGTCTAAACCATTATGGTAGCTTCTGCTTCCAGGGCAATCCTGCTCAGATCATCAACTTTGCCTAACACAGAGACCTGATTATGAAATTATCGGAACTCCAGGAAGCCTGGGAAACTGATAGTAAAATTGACTTTACAAATCTGGGAAAAGAAGCGGTAAGAACACCGCTTCTGCATGCCAAGTATGTAAACTGGATGGGCAGTGTACGTCTAAACCTTCGCAAAGCCGAGAGTGACTATCTAAATACACGCAGAAAAAAGTATAGATACTATCGAGGCGAAATGACCAAGGACGAACTTGCACAGGAAGGCTGGGCACAGTATCAGGGAAACAAACCATTGAAAAATGAAATGGATGAATTCCTGACTACTGATCCAGACCTTATCACCTTGCAAGACAAAATCGAATATTTCAAAACAGTACTAAACCAGCTTGAGCAAATTGTTCGCAGCATCAACAGTAGAACCTGGGATGTCAAGAACGCCATTGAATGGCATAAGTTCAGTGCTGGTATGATGTGATCAATGGTAACAATCCGACAGAAAGATGCAGTATACCTAAAAATTGATGCAGATCCTGGAACACTCCAGGAACTGTCGGATCATTTTACCTTCGACGTTCCAGGAGCCAAGTTCCATCCCCTGTATAGGAATCGCATGTGGGATGGTAAGGCTCGTTTATTCAATATGATGGTCAGGGAATTATATGTCGGACTACTACCCTATGTTGAGAAATTTTGTCATGAGCGTGACTATGCTGTTGACAAATCTGAACTCAGTATCCCCACGGACAATCCAACTCGAGCCCAGGTGGAGGAGTTTTGCCAGGCACTGAATCTTGGAAGCCGAGGTGAGCCCTTGCAGATTCGTGACTACCAGATTGAGGCTGTATACCAGGCACTGAGCGATGGCAGAAAACTCCTGGTTAGCCCAACAGGATCAGGCAAGAGTCTGATCATCTATGCTTTGGTTCGTTGGAACCAGATGCATAAACGTCGCCAGCTAATCGTTGTTCCTACAACCAGTTTGGTTGAACAATTATACAGCGACTTTCAGGATTATAGTTGTCTGAACGGTTGGCGTACCTCAGAAAAAGTACATAGAATCTATGGCGGTCACGAAAAGAGTAACCAATACCCCATAGTAATCAGCACCTGGCAAAGTCTACAAAGATTACCCAAGGCATTCTTTGCACCCTTTCATTGTGTGTATGGCGATGAGGCACATTTGTTCAAAGCCAAGAGTCTGAGTGGCATTATGCAAAAATGCACCAATGCACACTATAGATTTGGTACCACAGGTACACTGGACGGAACCAAGACACACAAGCTAGTTCTTGAAGGCCTGTTCAATCCAGTATACAAGGTAACATCCACTGCCAAGCTCATGGCCAGCAAGCAATTGGCCAACCTAAAGATATATAACGTAGTCTTAGAGTACCCTGAAACAGTAAGGAAAGCTTGTAAGCAATATAATCAAGGCAAGGGTCTGACCTACCAGCAGGAAATGGACTTTCTGGTAAACTACAACAAAAGAAATATATTCATCAGAAACCTGGCCCTGGACCAAAAGGAAAATACTCTGGTCCTGTTTCAGTTCGTAGAGAAACATGGCAAGGGTTTGTATGACCTCATTCAGAGCAAGGCTCCCAACCGTTCGGTATTTTTGGTCTATGGTGGAACCGATACCGAGCAACGAGAGCACATTCGCCAATTGACAGAGCAGGAAACAGATGCCATAATAGTGGCAAGTTACGGAACTTTCAGTACAGGTATCAATATTCGAAACCTGCACAATATAATTTTTGCCAGCCCAAGCAAAAGTCGAATTCGAAATCTTCAGAGCATAGGCCGTGCCCTGAGAACCAGTGAGACCAAAGACAGTGCAAAATTATATGACATTTCCGATGACCTAAGCTGGAAGTCACATAAAAACTATACTTTATTGCATATGATTGAACGCATCAAGATATACAACGAAGAACAGTTCAACTATTCAATGGTAAAGGTACAAATAGATGAGTAATCTCAACTGCAAGTATGTCAAACTTAGCAATGGAGAAAACATAATCTGTATGACGGATGACAATCTAGAGGATCTGAATAAGAACAGACAGGTACTGATTGTCGACCCCATGGCTGTGATTGCAGTTCGTATGCAACGTCTGGGAAAACTTGTTGAAAGTTATATCCTAAATCCTTGGATGCCTTTGAGCGAAACCAAGATCATGGAACTAAACGTAAGCTGCATTATCAGTGCAGTTGACGCCAAGCCCAGTTTTAGAGAACAGTATGAAGATTTCGTAAGCCAACTAGGCAAAGAAACTAATACAGATGTACCCCTTGAAGAATTTGACATTGAAGAAGACCTGGCCCTGGCACAGGAACTGATACGTCATATAGGTGGGACCGATATACATGAGGAATTAGAAGATGGCGAAGATTTTGACGACCTCTGGGGAGGAACCGCAACCCCAGGCCGCACCCTCCACTAAGAAAGCTGGAGCACATTACGTAGACAATAAAAAGTTCTACGAAGAGCTAAAGAAGTATCGTGAGAGTGTTGACCTAGCCGTAGCACAGGGTCAGGAGAAACCACAGATTAGCAATTATCTGGGTGACTGTTTTATCAAGATTGCCACGCACCTGAGCTACAAGGCAAACTTCATAAATTATACTTTCAAAGACGATATGATATCGGACGGCATAGAAAATTGTCTGGCCGCAGCCGATAAATTTGATCCAACCAAAAGCACCAATCCCTTTGCCTATTACACGCAGATCGTTTATTTTGCGTTCATTCGGCGTATTCAAAAGGAAAAGAAACAGCAGGCTACCAAATACAAGATCATTGAAAACATGGATCTGGATGATATCCTGACCAGTGAAGATGACCTAAACGAATTCAGTAACCAATTCCTGGACTACATGAAAAAGAAATTGGATCAGATCGATATCGATAAACGAACCATTTCCAAGAAACCGAAACCAAATGTACTTGCCGAAGAAGAAGATAATTTACTTGACAACGACAACTAAATATCATACAATCAGATCATTTATCAAAGGCATGGTATGGCAAAACTAAAGATATCAGAATTATTTTATAGCGTACAGGGTGAAGGCCGTTACATGGGAGTACCCAGCGTATTTCTTCGTACTTTCGGTTGTAATTTTACCTGTGATGGTTTCGGTATGCCCCGAGGAGAAAAATCAGATGAGCGCAATGTTATCGCAATCCAAGCAGATAATTATAAGAATTACCGAGATCTTCCTCTCGTACATACTGGCTGTGACAGTTACGCTTCTTGGGACGTTAGGTTTAAGCATCTTTCTCCTGTTCTTGATCATGTTTCTATTGTTGACTCCATTATGGGTATGCTTCCTCATGGTCAGTGGAAAGATGAGCATCTTGTCATTACAGGAGGTGAACCACTACTTGGTTGGCAGCGGTCCTACCCCGAACTTCTTCAAGAAAGCCGAATGATTGCTCTGAAAGAGCTGACATTCGAAACCAATGGCTCACAGGAGCTTACCAAAGATTTTTCAAGCTATCTAAAGACACACTGGCGCAAAGGCTGGGATCGTCTAACATTCAGTGTTAGTCCCAAGCTCGGCATCAGTGGTGAAAAATGGTCCGAGGCAATTCGTCCAGACATCATTGCTAATTATGAAGAACATGGTTATGTTTATTTGAAATTTGTGGTTGCCACCAAGGAAGATTTAGATGAAGCCAAGCAAGCAGTCAGCGAATATCGTGCAGGCGGGTTCCAAGGTCCTGTTTATCTCATGCCTTGCGGCGGCACTGACAGGCTGTATTTCCTCAACAACAGGGCCGTTGCTGAGCTTGCAATGTCGGAAGGGTACAGATACAGCGATCGATTGCAAGTACCACTTTTCAAGAACGCCTGGGGTACCTGATTATGCTCAGTCCAACGAGATAGTAGAAGCTCGTCCCTGGCGCAAATAATATAAATACTCATGCCACACAACGGTGGCAACTTCAACTATCAAGTCCGCGTAAGGAAGGATTCATATGTCGTATAACAAGACAAAAACTGACCCTGAACTGGGTCAACGAGTTCACGAACATCTGGTAAAGATGGGTGTAGAAACTCCAGTAACAAAATCAAGACATGACCGCAAAACTCAAATCGAATTGATTGAGCAGAATTTTACTGCCATCATGAATGTTCTGGGTCTTGATCTAAATGATGATAGCCTCATGGAAACACCAAAGCGTGTAGCCAAGATGTATGTGAATGAAATCTTCTGGGGTCTGGACTATGAGGCATTTCCTAAATGCACCACAGTCGACAACAAGATGAAGTATGATGAAATGGTTGTAGAGAAGAACGTAATTGTGCAAAGCAATTGCGAGCATCACTTCGTCATCATTGACGGTGTTGCTACCGTGGCCTACATTCCCAACAAGAAAGTATTGGGACTGAGTAAAATCAATCGCATTGTTGAATATTTCAGCAAACGTCCGCAAATTCAGGAACGTTTGACCGAGCAAGTATACTATGCTCTACAATACATTCTAGACACTGACAATGTAGCCGTTGTGGTAGATGCCCAGCACTACTGTGTCAAGAGCCGTGGTGTTGAAGATACAGGTAGTCATACCATAACCAGCAAACTCGGCGGTCGTTTCCGTGACGATCCAGCCACACGCGCAGAGTTCATGTCTATCGCCAACAGGTAGTAATTATCATGATCATGGTAGATATTGAAACTCTGGGAGTCAGACCAGACAGTTGCATACTTAGCATCGGAGCAGTTCGGTTTTCTGAGACCGAAATTCTGGATCGTTTCTATGTAAACGTTGATGCCAAAACCTGCAAGGCTGTTGGTCTGACCATAGACCCAGATACTGTTGCCTGGTGGGAAAAACAACCAAAAGCAGTACGTGATAGTCTGCTTGTTGATAAAAAGCCATTGACAGAAGCTCTCAGATCCTTTAGAATGTGGATTGGATCTGAGAAGCCACCTATCTGGGCCAATGGTCCAGATTTTGATCTGGTAATTCTCAGCACGGCCTTTGATCGCATTGGCCAAAAACCTCCCTGGTCTTTCAGACAATATCGCTGTTACCGAACACTGACGAAAATGGTAGACGTCCCCAGACCCGAAGTCACAGGTCTGAATCACAATGCCCTGGACGATGCCGAACTACAGGCCAGACACCTAATACAAATACTGGGAAGTTGATATGTTTGAATATGTAGGAAGTGGTACAAGTTATTTCAAACTCATGTATCAGGAAAGCTACAGACCTGATAACCTTGATGTGTTTGCTCGTACCTATGGTGCCCTGAATGGCACACACAATCACAAAGTAAGTCTGCTATACAATGCGTTCACTGAACGTCGCACAGGTCCACGCATCAAAGAAAACTATGCCAAATATCTGCATAGCATTCATGCTGACTCTGGTGGATTGCAGATCATTACCCTGGGCAAGCAAATCACTCCCGAGCTCCAAGAAGAAATCTATGCTAACCAGGCACTGAATTCAGACATTGCCATGTGCTTTGATATGATTCCTGTGCGTGTTCTCAGTGATAGATCGGAACGTCTGGACCTGGAAAATCGAAGATTTGATCCTGCGATGCTTGAAGCCTGTGCTCGTGAGACTGGCAAAAATCTAAGACGCCAGATTGACCATTTTGATGAGAAAAAGAGTCAGGCTCGTCCCATGCTGATTACTCAGGGCAATTGCTATGACACCTACATGAAATGGGTTGAATATGTTGTGGCTGAACTTAGCGATTATCATGTAAGTCGCATTGGCGGTATCGCCATGGGAGCTGCGGCTCTGGGCAAAGGCCCCTTGGAGGATATCAAGCGAGCATTTTACTTCACACAGTTACCCATCAACCTAGAAAGCAAGCATCTGCACCTATTGGGTGTTGGTAGTGTATATCGCATGATACCCAACATAGTGTTCATACAAAATGGCCTCTATGAAGGTGTACAACTAAGCTATGACAGTACCACTCATACCAGCGGAGTTACTCAGGGCCGCTATTACATTTCGGGCAACAAGGTTCTGAATGGAAAGTATCGTCATAATGATTATCAGATGACGTTCAACAGAGTCTTTGATGATAACTATAGGATCATCTGGGAAGATATCACAGAAATGTACCCATTCATGAATCGCTATAGTCTGGAAACCTTCTATGAAGTCCTGCAAATCAGTGCTCGTGACTATGAAGAAAAGCATGGAAATATTGACCCCAGCATCCAGATCTATATTGCCTATGTAGCTGCCTGTATCAATAATTTTATCAAGCATGTAGAGCGCGTATCTGAGAGCAAGCAAAACCTCATTGATTTTGCCAAGGGCTCAGATAAGAATGCCTTTTCATTCTTATACGATATCAAAACAACCGCAGACTTTGACAATTGGTTACGACACATTGGACCAACCATTGAATCTGAACCTGTCAAGGTTATGTCATCACAATTCAATCTAGAGGAGTTATTTGCATGAACCTGCAACGTATGAT